ATATTAACAGGTTGGAAATAATAAAAATGAATACTATTTACATTAGATTGTACATTAGTACTAGGTAAAGACATTATATAAACTATTTCATTTTCTAATGGTATATTTGACATATTAGGAAATAAAGGTAGTGCAAAACTGTCTGATGAAAAGTCTGGATTAGGATTTGGATTATTTAATAATGTAAAAAATACACCTCCTATAGATTGATATTCCCCAAAGGTTTTAAATGCTGTTGGTTGAGTTTTTCCTTCAAGCATAGCATAGCTAACTCTTGCTGAGAATACCCCAGCCTTACTACTTTTAATAGAAGGAGGTGAAGATTGTGATCCTAAAAAATCATTAGCTTTAGGCATTATTTTTTATTAATTTGTAATTTTTCCATTTCTATTAATAATGCATCTTTTTCCTCATCTGTTATTCCTATTCCTCCATCTTCATTAGAATTATTAACTACTCTTTGTATAATAGTAGCCATTTTTATTAAAGCATCATCATTTTTTACTCCAATTTCCATATATTCTTTAATTAGTGGTACTATAAGAGTAGCATCACCAATTTCTTGAATTAATGGTTTTAACTCTGATATTAAAGCTGTTACTTGTTCTGATTTTTTCTTTTGGTTATTGTATATCTCTTCTAAGATATCTGAGAATTTCTTCTCTCCAAAAATAACTGAATCTAATTGGCTCATAATTTTTGGTTATAAATATAAGAAAATTAAACCTTTGAGGCAGGATAATAACCTTGTTCTAAATAAAATAAATATTTTTTCTTAAAAATACCATATAAAACATTTGCTATTTTAGTAATTTTTGGAGTTTTTACATCAATCATTTCTCTAATATAGATATAAAGTGCTTTTTTGTTAAAAACATCAATAGCATCTCTCTTTCTAAATAATTCAAGTATAGCATCTGCTATTTTAGCATCATTTCCCTTTGGAAAAATTTCATATATTCTATCTGTACAATCTTTTACATATATATCTATAAATAATGAAAGTTTATCTTCATATTTATATCCTCGATTAGATAATTCATCACCTTCATGAGCTCCTTCAGTAACTTTATCTAAATTATCTTCCATTTTTTGTGATGATACAAATCCAGGTTCTGAAAAATCTAAATTAGAATAGTTAGCTAAATCTGTTATTTGTATATTTTTAATTTTTTTACTATAATTTTTAGTATTATATACAATTAACCATCTTTTTACTATAGTACCAAAATATGAATAAGCTTTAGCTCCATTAGCGGGGTTGAATAAATGGATCTTTGATAAAAGAAATGTTATTAACTCATGTTGTAAATGCTCTAAATTTTCAACTTCTGTATAATAAAATTTAAAAGTATGAATTATATTTTGAGTAAGTTTAAAAAAAGGATAATGGATAAAATCTTGATATAAATCACTTCTTTCTTCAAAATCCTTATCTTTATCTAGAGAATTATATTTTACTATTGCTGCTTCTGTTTCTTTAGAAAAATATATACGACCCTTTCTCTCTCTTTTATTTTTTTCAATTATATAATCCATTTATTCTTAAATCTTTTTAATGTTAAAATCATTAAGAACTTCTTGAATTTGTTTAATTGTTTTGAAGAAATGTCCTACTTCATCATCACCCTCAAATGAACCCTTAATATCTGTTTTTTTAATTTTTTCATCTGAAATCTCAATTACTCTAGATATATTATCTAAATATTTAAGATATCCTAATAGAATATCTTCTTGTTTTTCATTTTTACGTAGTAAATTAATAGTCGTGAAAGCAAATACCACGACTACTATTGATAGTATTATTATTGTTATTATCATAATTTGTCAAATAGATTTTTAAGTCCCTCACTTTTAATTGTACCTAAAGCTTTATTTTTAATTGGTGACTTTTTATTTGAGTTCAATGTATAATTATTTTTAGGCTTATCCACTCCATTTTTGAATTTAGGTAACCACTCAATTTCAAATTCAATTCTAGCAGCCATCATATCTGCCTGATGTAGTATAAATGGTAATGATGTTCTTGGTTTTTGCTCTACCATGTATCCTTTTAAATATTTATCATTAGCTGTATCATATAGACCATCATGTGTTTGAATAGCTACCATTTCATTAAAAGTATATTTAATACCATTATCCTGGAGTAAAAATAAGCCTCTATCAGGTACTGCTGCAAATGCTAGTTTTTTATTAAACATATAATCTTCACCTAATTTATCTCTTCTCCATTTATCTGTTTGAGGAATATATGATTCATGATCGGCATCACCCATTTTTCCTAAATCATGATTGATAGCTGAAAATACTAATTCTTCAGTAGTAAATGTGGTCATATCACAACCAAATTTATCCCAAATATAACTCATTTCTAAAGCAGCCTTTACTACTCTATTAACATGATCAACATAACCCCCTGGAAAAGCTGAATGGTATTCTTTTTTATGGGCAGCAGGCATAAGCATAATTCGCTCTGCATATGTTTCATAAAAATCTATTAATTGCTCTTTACGAGGAGATAAAATGTGGGAATCAATATTATGAATAAATTGAGTCCAATTTTCTTGTATTTGTTCTGCTGATAGCTTCATAACTTTTATTTTTAGTTTATCCGTTTCTTAATGGTGATCCTTCTCTTTCTAGAGCTGATGTTAATTCATCTATTAAATCCTCTGTATTTGCAATTTGATTAGTAAAATCTATTACTGGTTGTTGTGATTTAACCATTAGTCTTAAGTTTTTCATTGAACCTGTTAGTCGATCTAATAAACGTGCTACAGTTTCTGGGTTGCGTAATGCCATGATTTGATTGTTTAATTATTTAATATTATCGGGTACCTCTTGTACCCATTATCTTTAATCCCTATTTTCTCCATCTCTTAATTCCCTTATTTCCTTAAACCTGTGTACCCAAGGTACCAAGAAAATATGTGGTATCCAAGTTATTTTAATAATTTAATTGATTTTTTCTTTATCTTAAGAAGAAATGCGCATCTTTCATATAATTCATCTTTTTCAAAAAACGCGATTCCCATATCTAAAGATGTATGAAAATCGTCGTCTGAATAATGTTTAAGGGCGTCTATACAATCGTTATTCTTAAGATTTATGTTATATATGTAAGACCAAGCTCTATTGAATACAACATATTCTCCAGCTTCTTTTACATCATTCATGTCAAAATCTTGATTAGTACTTTTAAAAAATTGGAGAACTTTAGTATTAAAATTAATATGATTAGCTATTAACTTCTTATACATTCCTATATGATATATTGGAGTTTCTTTAAATCCAATTAATGCTTCAGAACCATCAGTACCATCTAATTCTTCTTTATCTGAAAATAATCCAAATATGTTTGTGATATCCATCATTTTATTATACATATTCTTAATTTTCATCTTTAATAGTTTATTAATTATAATAATATACACACAAAAAAATATCCATCCAAGCGATTTTAATCAACTTAGATAGATATAATATAAATGTGGAGAATATCGGAGTCGAACCGATGACCTCTTGCGTGCAAGGCAAGCGCTCTAGCCAACTGAGCTAATCCCCCAAATATTATTTATTTGTATTATTCATTTCTTCTATAGTTAATTTAAAAGCCTCTTCTTGATTATTATATAATTGTTGTTTTTGCTCTTCAGTTAAACTATTCCACCATGCATCGTGGTTTGCTTGTGCTTCTTCTTGTGTGATTTCTTCACTCATAATTTTTATTATTTATTATTATTATTTATTTTTTTTTGCTTCTTCTTGATGATCTATAACTGCCTGTTGGATAGCATAATTAAATCCCATTGGATATTGTCTTCTACATTCTTCTGATCCTAGTTTTTTATAAATTTTCCTTAAATTATTATTAGTAGCTCTTCTATATTTATATTCTTCATAAGTTTCATTTTCATCTCTTTGATCACTCATATTTAATCCCTCAAAAATTGAAGCACCATCTTTTATCAATTCCCTCATTTTATCTTCTTTTAATTCTTTAGATTTTATAATAGCGTCTTTAGTGCGTGGATCATCTTTACGCATTGTATAAGCTTCATCACCAAAAGTAACTAATGTATCATTATTTTCAATATATTCTTTTTTCTTTTTTGTATGTTTTACTATTGCCATATTTTAATTTTTAATTCCTAAATATTTTTTATATTTACTATCCATCTTATCATAGTATTTTGTATTTTGCATGCTTTTATGTGCATAATATATATCCTTTTTGTCATTTATCAAAACCATAAAGCAAGGAGCTAATGATCTAGCATTAAACCCATCAACTTCTAAATTATCATTAGGATTTATACATAAGGCTTTCCAATGTTTTAAATCA